GGAATAGCGAAGTCAGCATCAGGTAGTGCATCACGTTGTGCAGTCGTCATGTCTACTTTCTCTGATTCCGCTTCCATCATTGGTGCATCTTCTTGTACCAATTCCTCATCATCGTTGGCTTCGGTGGCTTCCTCTACCAATTCCTCTGTTTCATCACGTGAATAACCCATCATGCGAACAAGTGTGTCAAGAAAGTTCTCAACACTGTCCTCTACAACAGGTTCGGTGTCCTCTGCATTTTGGTAGATGTAGAACATGCCATCACGCATCGCAACGATAAATTGCTTCTCTTCCATAATCTTCACTCCCTCTACTTGTCTAATAATACTATTCGCCCAAACACGACCCTCATCACCGCCCCAACCGTACCATGCTTGCCACCCTTTCCCCTTTTCAGACCATGTCGAACCACGCTTGTCGATTTCATGTCTGTCAAAGTAGGACACCATTCGTCGTATGGTTTCAAGTGATACAGGTCGTCGTGATGCAAGTTGATTTGCACGTGCTAGCCCAACAGGTGTCATTCCCTGCTGTGATGCAGGTTTCGATGCACGAACGTCAAGTGCTTGTTGTGCGTTCTGTGCGACTGCAACAGGTGGTATGTACGTTGCTTTCATCTGCATACTCCTAACCAAACTTCTTCTGAATAGCAGTATTGACCAAATCAGTAAGCAACCCACTACGAATGACTTTCTCTACCATCTGCGAAGCGGTTTTCCATCTGTTTCGATGGATTCGTGCTTGTTGCGAACCGATAACATACTGCCAGTAACTTGCAGAATTGGTGAGAACGATTTCACGTGGTGCACGAATAATCTTAAACGAACGATTCATTCGTTCTGATTGCTTCGCAATACCACGCTTGTATGGGACTGTGATGTCACCACGTCGTATCGAAGCCATCACGAACTTACGTTGTGCATCTGATACGAACTGCATTGAACCACGTGGTGGTGGTGGTGGTTTTTGCGACATCAATTCATGCTGTACTTCGGTGGCTAACCCAACGAGGACAGGTTCTGAAACGGTTTTGTACACGTTCTCAATGTCGCTTAATAAGTCCTTTGGAATCTTGACTTCGATTCTCATCTACGCACCACCTTAAGCGTAATGTCGCATCGACAACGAGGATGTGCAGGTGCACCATCAGGGAATCGTTCTTTCCATACCTCCTCTGGTTTGCCGTTCAATGGAAAACAGATGGGACATTCTTTGACGATTTCATCCGCTTCGGTGTTCCATACACGCACAGTCCTAATGCCATACTCTGACAAGTAATCCTGATACACCGTCGTTGCGTTACTTGCACTTCGTGTGTACTCTGTGACAGCAATCATCGAAGCACGTCTATCACCAAACGCAGGTGTCAGTTGGATTGCAAGTTCCTCGTTGGTGACACCACCAACACTACGTGCATTGTCGATAACACGCTTCACCAACTTCTCTGTGGTCGCATTCAACTCTTTGATAAGTTTTGGTGCATACGCCTGAAATTGACGAATGATAATGTCCTCCTGCACAGCAGGGTCAATGTCGATTGTGTAACGTTCCTCCAACTTGTTCAGGTCATCACGCATCTTTGCAGTCAGGACAGGTCGCAATTCCTCAATTAGTCCATCAAGAAATCCATCAGGTAATGGTTGACCTGATTGCAGGATAAGAACCGCTTCTTCACCACGTGCACCAAGATAGGTGCGAATCACGTCGTACAACGCTTCTTCCTGTGGTGTTATATCCATCGCTTTAAGCGAATCGAACAACGACTTGATTTCCTGCACAGTCGCACAATCAGCAAGTTGGTACTTAATCCATGCACCATCTTCAGGACTGATGTCATCATGTACAAAGTCAAAGTCCAACGACTTCTGATTTATCAAACGTCGTTCCGCTTTGCGTCGCCAAAGTACGAATGCTTTGGTGGTTTGCTCGTTCGCAGTATCGACAGCATCTTCCTGCGAATCCTCTACCTGTGGTTTGGGTGCATCAGGATTCGTTGGTGGTGGCAGTGGTTGTGATTGCTCTGTCACCTGTGGTGCTGACGCTTCACGCATTCTGTTGATGAAGTCGGTGTCATATCCCAAGATTTCCATCGCATAGTCAACCGATAACCCTGCTTGTGTCAACGACAACAATGCACTAGCACGTTGTGCTTCATCGGTTTGCATGACATCCATCGCTTCAGGTGTAAACACCAACTTGTACCCAAGTGGCATCAGCAGTTGGTTGTTAATTACCTGCTCATACATACCCAAACGAGGAATGACTGTGGTGCGCCAAAACGACATGACATCTGACTGTGCTGTCGCATAGTTAGCAGCAGTCGCTTCCAACATCGTGATTGGTACACCAAGTGTCTTACAGATGTTGCGTTCTGCACGTTCCTGAAGTTCAGGAAGCATCATGTCCTTAATCGGTGGTGTAACGACAGTCGGTTTGATGTCACCACCACGAACGAATGCAGTACGGAATGCACGTGCTGTGCCACCAACGAACTTGGATAGCCAGTCCTTGCTGAACCGTTCCATTTCCTCTTTGCTTGTGTCAGTCGGCATCGACATGATGGTGACAGGTTGAGCACCATGCTCAAAGAATGCTGACGTGAACCGTTCCTGATAGTACTGTAATTGACTTGCTTGTAATGCGACTGCAACAGGTGGCAATCCATGTCGCACTTCATCAGAGAATGACATTTCACGGAAATAGATGATGTCATCTGCAGTCCATGTCCCAACTTTCTTGCCATTGATAGTTTGGGTGAATGTCATTGACTGTATAGGGTTCATTGGGTTTATTTTGTTTTGGTCTATCGACACCTCGATGGTGTACGGATTCAACACCTGAAACCCAATAAGGACATTCCCTTTCATGATACGCAACCAAAACGACGCACCTGTTAACAGAAGCGACAATTCGGTGTTGCGAAGCAATTCAGGTAACGTGGTAGCGAACATCCAATCCACGCTTCGATTGCGTCGTTCGATTCGGTATGGGACTGAACTTAACGCATCAGCACGCAAGTTGACTGAACGATACAACGTAGGGACACGGCAGTACGCATCCCAAGTACCACCCAACTTGTCGCTTGTGCGAAGCGAATCCATAAATGATGGTAGTGTTTCTATTGCCATTACAACACCACCCAATCAATTTTGCGCTTGCTAATCATCTGCAAAGCACCTGATACAGCATCTACCATATCGTCATGTTCTCCTTTTGGAAAGAATGTCACTTCGTCAAGAAACATTCGATTCCACTTTGCGTATTTCAGTTTTACCTGACCACTTTCTGCTCGACTAGCCCACGGCATAGCCCTGCTCATCTTGTCTTTGTCAACACTTACACCACGAATGGTAGTGCTAGACAGTTCAGGTACACGTCGTATTTCTTGGATAGCCGCATAACCACTTACCGCTTCTTCGATACCAACAATAACATCAGGTTCTTGTAAAGCGGTTTCGATTATCAACTTGCGAACTTCAGGATATTCCGCTTTAATTTGGATAATATCCCCTACATACATTGTACCTTGTTCGTCAATCGCTACTTTCGCACTTGCAGTGAAGTCAGATGATGCTCTAGTCGTCATAGCCAAATCCCAATACCTATACCATGATAGTTTCTTTGGGATTTCATGCTCTTCAGCATATTTGAACCATGCTCTGTTGAACATCGTTCCTGATGGGTCTATGATTTCACCAAGTCCCTCCTGTCGCCATTGTTCTTCAGTCATTTGACTGCGAAGTGATGTCACGAACCCTTTTGGTGCAAAGATGTTGTCAGCACTTGAACTGCCAAATATTTCGAATGCAGGGTCGTCAGTATTCCAAATGTGATACACGAAGTCCTTACCATTGGGTGTCGTGGTTGCCCATACTTTCATTGGGTTCTGTCGTCTAGCACCAAGTGCTACAGTCCACACTTCAGGATTCATGTAACACATTTCATCGAAGTACAACCACCCAACAGAATTACCACGGATTCGGTTCACGTTGTCAACACTACGGAACTTGATGATGCGATTCCCTAGCAGAACCAATTCACCCTCGGTTTTATTCCAATCAACCACGATACCTGCACGTTGTGCGATGTCTAGGATAATCTTCATCGCACCATCACGAAGCATTCCGTATGTTGGTGCCATTACAATTCCTGTCGTGTTTGGTGGTTGCATCAAACAGAGTAGCGAACCTGCATACGACTTACCTGCACCACGACCTGCACGAAACAATCGGTACTCTGCATTACTCTGCAAGAACATCCTTTGGGGTAACGTCAACTGCGGATGCAATAATGTTTTGACTTTGTTCGATGCGTTGGGGACTGATGTCGATAACATAGTCTGCTGATACTTCCTGTTTGACTTCATATCGTTCACGATACACCTCGGGTTTTAGACTTTTCAGTAGGAACTCTAACAACCTGTCAGAACCCTCTAATGCTCGTCGTCGTGCTTCCATTTCCAATGTCGATATTGCGAAGTCGATTGCGACGTTGTAATCCTCTTGGAATGTTTCGTCAGTACGCAACCACCCATACACCGTCATTGGGTGAATCCCAACGATGTTACAAGCGATGCTCATATTGCCACATTCAGAGAATGTAGCGATGAATGCTTTCTTTATCCCTCTCACTTT